ACTCGTAACACTAGCAGATGGAGACGCTAAATTCTTAATTAAAGATATAAATGATACATACATACAAAACACACTTGATAGACTAACAGATGATTATCATAAGCTAACAAAGACACCAGCGCTATCAGATGAAAACTTTGGGAATGCATCAGGAGTAGGTTTAAGATACAAGTTATTTAATCTTGAGAAGGATATGAGCAAGAAAGAAAGCAAATGGCGTAAATCTATTCAACGTATGCTTGAATTAATAACTACTATACAAAACTTAAAAGGCATGAATTTCGATTACAGAGACATAAAAATAACATTTACGCGTGCCTTACCTAATAACGAAGTTGAAGTAGCAGATATCATAACTAAATTAAATGGCATTGTATCTCATAAGACATTATTATCACAATTAGACTTTATAGAAAATCCAGATGCAGAGCTTGAATTAATAGCTAAAGAGAAACAAGAATACATGGACCAACTTGATATATATTCTAATCCAACACAAACCAAAGATGATACAGAGCCTGATGAAGCTGATTCTAATCAAACAGAAGATGAAAATAACGTAGATTCTAATAACAAAGACGGTGAATAATCATGGGCTTTTATTACGTAGGACAAAGCAGCCGATCATATTGGCATGAAAGACTATATGACAAAATGCACTCATTACAAAAAGCAGAAGATAGAGTAGTTCGCGATATTAATAAAGCATATAACAGAGCATTTAATGAAATAAACAGAGAGCTTAATGATTTCTTTGTTCAATATGCTTCAGACAATCACATAACACTTCAACAAGCACAGATGATATTAACACCAATAGAAAGTAGAGAATACAGACAAAGAATTGAAGAATTAAAAAGAGCATATGAAGCTACAAGAGATGAAAACATACTAAGCGAAATTGCCCAGTTGTCCTCTCGTAAAGAAGTAACACGTTATCAAGCATTACTTGATTCTATAAGCGCTAAGTTAATAGAAGTAAGCGATAACGTACAGATAACATTAGATGATTATTTAAATGGAGCTTATACGCGAGGATATAATGATTCACTTGAAAACATGCAAATAAACAAAACAGTAATTAACCATAGATCAGTAGAAGAAATAATACGCTATCCGTACTCTGGAGCTATGTTTAGCGATAGAATATGGAGAAATAAGCGTCAACTTCTTAATTGGATCAATGACGATTTAACAAAAGGCATGGTACGAGGCGACTCAATACAAAAGATGGGTCAATCACTACGCCAAAGATGTCATGTAGCTAAGTATCAAGCAGAAAGATTAGTTAGAACTGAATCTTGTTATGCTTATACGCAAGGTAGTCTTCATGGTTATGAAGATAGCAAGCTTGTAAATGCAGTAGAGATAATGATAGCAGGCGATCAACGAACTTGTCCAGGATGCATGGATAACGATGGAGTAGTTGTACCATTAAATGAAGCTAGAGCAGGCGATACAATTCCACCGTTTCATCCTTTTTGCAGATGTTGTATCGCACCGTTAGTAATAGAAAAATCAAAAATATGACAAACAAGCAGCTTAACAAGCTGTTTTTTAATTGTCTTCTTACTTGATTCAGACGTTAAAGAGAACTCGGATAACAATACCGTCACTAAGACGTTAACTAGGAGGAACAAACAATGGAAGATGTAAAAGACACAACACAAGTAACTGAACCAGTTGATGATAAAAGCGCGCAACAAGTAACTGATCCAGTTAAAGACGAAACAACAGAAAAGATGTTCACACAAGCAGAACTTGATGCAATAATCGAAAAACGTTTATCAAAAGAACGTAAAAAAATGGAACAAAAGATCAAAGAAGAAGCGGATGAAGCTGCACGTATGGCTCAAATGAGTGAAGCAGAACGTCAACAAGCTTTATTTGATAAGAAAGTTAAAGAATTTGAACAAAAAGAACAAGAGTTCAATGAGGCTCAAGCAGCCTTAAATAAAGAAAAGATGCTTAATGAAACAAGCAAACAATTAGCAGCAAAGAATTTGCCAATAGAATTTGCTGAACAATTAATGGCAGAAACAGCAGAAGATACGCTAAAGAACATAGATAATTTTGAGGCTAAGTGGCAAGAAGCTATAACTAAAGCAATGGAATCGAAGCTTAAAGGAACAACTCCTACTTCGCCTAGACATAAAGAGCCAACAAAAGATCCAAAGACTATGAGCTTTAGTGAATTTGCTAAATACAAAAAAAATAAAGATCAATAGAGAGAAAGGTTTGATATAAATGGCATACGATGGAACAAAATTAGCAAATTTAATAGACCCTCAAGTATTAGCAGAATACTTAGACGTTAAATTAATGGACGCAATAAAATTCGCACCTTTATGTGCAGTAAGAAATGATTTAGTTGGTGTACCTGGTGATACATTAAGCTTACCTAAATACACATTCATAGGATTAGCTGAAGATGTAGCTGAAGGTGCAGATGTAACTATAGCTAACTTATCTGCTACTAAAGTAGACAAAAAAGTAAAAAAAGCTGGTAAAGGTGTTAGATTAACAGACGAAGCTATATTATCTGCATACGGAAATCCACAAGATGAAGTAGCTAAACAATTATTAATGTCTATAGCTGGTAAAGTAGATAATGACTGTGCAGAAGCATTCAGAGGAGCTACATTAGAAGTTACAGCTGAAGCTTTTGATAAATACGTTATATCTGATATGATGGCTAAATTCGGTGAAGATTTAGAAGAAGAAATGACTGCTGTAATAAACCCAGCTCATTTAGCTATATTAAGAAAAGACCCAGACTTTGTACAAGTTAATGAAGGTGCAGTAATAATCAACGGTGAAGTTGGTAGAATATTTGGATGCAGAATAGTTGTATCTAATAAAGTTAAAGCAGCTGAAGCATTCTTAGTTAAAGCTGGAGCAGTTAAGATATTAATGAAAAGAAATGTAATGGTTGAATCTGATAGAGATATAGTAAACAAAACTAATGTATATGTAGCAGATGAACATTATGTAGCATACTTAGAAGACGAATCAAAAATAGTTAAAGCTACTATAACACCAGCTACTAAACCAGGAGCTTAATTATGGGATTAGCTACTTTTAGAATACGTAAAGAAAACGAAGCTGCTAAGAACACAGCTAACAATAAAGAAACTAAGAAAGCTACTAAGGCAGCTAAGAGATCTGCTAAAAGTAGCAAGTAAAGGTGGTAGATTCTATGGATCTAACTAATATGAAAATTAAATTAGGAATAACAGACGATGCCGAAGATGAATTATTAGCGGTTTTATTGTCAGATGCTATAAACTTCATGCATATTTACATGGGTCTAAATGTTCCCACAGAACTTGAATTTATAGCTGAAGAAGTAGCGATAAAACGATATAGACGCATAGGATCTGAAGGCATAGATACAGAAAAAGTAGATGTATTATCTACTACATATAATACTGAAAACGATTTTAACGAATACCTGCCTATAATGAATAGATACAAAAAAAGAAAAAGCGGCGGCGGAGGATTTAGATTTATCTAATGGATTACAGAGACCGCGCCAATATAATCACTGTATCAGAAAAAGACGATGGCATGGGTGGATTAGAAATGGTAAAAGAAACGGTAGCCACTATTAAATGCAAAGTCGCACCTTATACAGTAAAAACAATAAATTCTGCGGGATTGCCTCTCACATATTCCAGAAACAAACTATTCACTAAAGATAAGTCATTTGTTGACGATATCTATTCTGACTACTTCATAAAGTATAAAGATATTGAATATAAGAAGATTTCAGTAATGGATGCAGGCAAATGTCTTATTATCGAAATGGAAAGAGTTAGTAAGTAATGGATTTAAAGATAACAGTAGACACATCAGATTTCAATCTTAATGATTCAGATATCAGTGAAATAGTACAACAAGAAATAGAGAAAACAGCTTATAAGATAGAAAGAGGAGCTAAAGCTAATTGCCCAGTAGATACAGGACATTTAAGACGCTCAATTACAACAGAGATAGGTGACCTTGAAGCTGATATTGGCTCTAATGTTGAATACGCTGGTTATGTACATGATGGTACTCGCTATCAATCAGCTAAACCTTTCCTAGAAACAGCAGCTAATGCTGAAATGGATGGAATAGAAGATAGAATAGCAGATGCAATCGAGAGGTTACTCAAATGATTAAATTATATGATGCATTTAAGGCAATATTCGATAAAATCAACACGCTTCCTTACAATGTATACGATGAAGTACCAATAGGGGCCGTAAATCCTCATATACGAATTGATTATTCGTCTGAATTAGAGAACGGCGGCAAGAATTACGACAGCAAAATATATTATCAATACATTCATGTGTTTAGCACATACAAAGGACGCAAGGAAGTATTACAAATTACAGATGATGTTTTAAAAGCATTATCTGATGAGATAGAGACAGATACATTTGTTATGTATCCACAGTTAGAACGTAATGACATAACTACTGAATCTGATACACACGAAAACGAGACATACAGACATTCAATAATAGTTATGAAATATACGATATGCGAAAAGAAATAAGAAAGGTTTGATATAAATGGCAGACACAACAATAAAAGATAAAGTTATAAGAGGTGTAGAGTTATTACTTTACGCTGGAGAGACAGCTATAGGTGGCCAAAAAAGTACATCAATAAGCATGTCAGCAGATACAATAGATGCTTCATGTAAAGATGCTGGTGACTGGTATATAAATATATCTGGTCCAAAACAATGGAGTGCATCATGTGATGGTATCGTATATCTAAATGACGAAGGATATAAAGCAGCAGTAAATGCTTTTATGAACAGTACAGCTATAACAGCAGTATTCAAAAACGAAAAAGGTACAATTCACTATGAAGGTGAAGCTTACATAACTTCTTTAGATTTAGACGCACCATACGAAGATTTAACTTCTTATTCAATGGAAGTATCTGGTGCTGGTAAATTAGAAGATAAAACTACTACAACAGATCCATCTTCAGGCGTTTAATAAGCAATAATTCAATAACAACGAAAGGATAGACGACAATGACAGGAAGAATAATCACAATAGGCGATAAAGAATACGAATTAAAATTCACTATAAATACATTATGCGATATGACTAAAGCAGGAATAAACATAATGAAGCTTAACGAAAAAGATTTTGACATAGCAATGATAAGATCTTTATTCTACTTTAGTATAAAAGGCAGCGACAAGAAAATGACAGAATCAAAAGCTGGTGATTTAATGGATGAATACATACACCAAGAAGGCAATGATTTTGGCAAATTAACACAAGAAGTAATGGCCGCTTTTGCTGATTCATTAGGAACAAAAGCGAAAGATAAAGAAGCTGAAGATGAAGATACAAAGTAAATGAGCCTACTTCGTTTATAGAGATTATTGAAAACTTATTTAGAAAATTGGTGGGCGGCATGGGAATGTCGCCCATTATTTTTTATAATCTAACTTATTTTGAAGCTAGGCTCGTATTAGAAGGTTACGAACAAGAACAGGAGCATCAATATTATCTTAATTATTACGCTACATTCAACGCAATAGGCCACTTCTTAGGTAGTTCAAAGCACAGAAAATTCAAACCTATAGATCCATTTAATACAGAAAAACAAACAAAAAAGGATAACAAGATAACACAAGAACAAAAACAAGAAATTATTGATATGTTCGATAATTACGAAAATAACAAATAAAAGGCGGTGCAAACATGGATAAGCAAGTCAATGTTAAGATTACAGCCGATACTTCAGCCTTTAAGAAACAGATAGATAAAGCTATAAAGCAACTAGATGATTTCAAGGACACTATGGAGGATGCTGGAGACGCCGATTTAAAAGATGTTTCAAAGCAACTGAATAATGTTACTGATGCTACCCAAGATGCAACCAAAGCAGTAGAAGATACTGTAGATGCTATTAATGATTTATCAAGCGTTAATACAAGAAGTGCAGTTAATAGCCTAAATAATGTACAAGATGCAGCACAAAATATACAAAATGCTGCACAGGATGCTACTAATGGTATTAATAATCTTGGTTCTTCTGTTAATGGTGTAAGAGCAAGATCATTACAATCAGTAAATAGAAACTTAAATAGCGTCAATTCATCAGCTTCAAGTGCTGCTTCTGGAGCTACTGGACTTAGATCATCATTAAATAGAATTACGCCTGGTGGAATAGATAGTGTAACAACAGCAGCAGGCGAAGCACAACAAGCATTAGATGATGCAGCAGATTCAGCAGATACATTAAAGGACGCAGCAAAAAGTGCGATCGGTGCTATAGCAGCAGCTGGAACTATTAATGAAGTAGTAGATCAGGCATTAGATGCTGCTAAATTAGATACACAAATAGATATTAGTTTTAATGTAGATGATAGCGGTAAACAAGCAATAAAAGATGTAGTATATACGCTACAATCATATGAAATTGAATCAGATGAAGCATTAGAAGCATCAAGAAAACAATGGGCATTAAATAAAGATGCTACAGATGAATATAACGCTTCTGTTGTGAAAAGTGCAGCCACTATCGCATCTACTTATGGTGATATAGACTTAAATGAATTAATACAAGAATCAAATGAAATAGCTAAGAGCTTTGGAATAACAGACGAACAAGCATTAGCATTAATTGATCACTTGTTAGAAATAGGCTTCCCTACAGATCAATTAGACATTATAACAGAATATGGTTCACAATTAGAAAGAGCTGGTTTTGATGCACAACAAATACAAGCAATATTAGCTTCTGGTGCAGATACTGGATCTTGGAACGTTGACGTATTACTTGATGGACTTAAAGAAGCTAGAATAACAATGTCTGAATTTGGTCAAGGTATAGACGAAGCCACAGCAAAAATACTTAAAGATGCTGGTATATCATCAACACAATTCCAACAATGGGGTAAAGATATAGCAGCAGGTGGAGAAAAAGGCGCTCAAGCATATCAAGAACTAGGCGCAAAAATAGCATCTATTAAAGATCCAGTATTACAGAATCAATTAGGTGTTATGGTTTATGGTACGTTATGGGAAGAAAATGGTACCAAGATTACCGATACTATAACAAACATGAATAAATATATGTCTGATGCTGGAGATAATCAAGATAAATTAAATGAGAAAACAAAACAGCTAGACGAAAATCCAGCAGTTAAAATGTCTCAAGCTATGGCAAAACTTAAAGAAGCATTACAGCCAGTATTAGGCGTAGTAGCAGATGTAGTAAGCGCTATAGCTGACTTTATATCAGAGCATCCGCAAGTATCAGCAGCAATAGCAGCAATAGCGGCTGCATTAACTATAGTAATAGGAATTGTATCAGCATTAGCACCAATAGTAACAGCAGCATGTGCAGTTATGGGCGCTGGTTTTGCTATACCGTTATTACCTATATTGGCAATAGTAGCAGCCGTAGCAGCAGTTATAGCTATAGGTGTTCTGTTATATAAGAACTGGGATACAGTTAAGGAAAAAGCACAAGAATTTGCAGCTACAATATCTGAAAAATGGAACGAACTTAAACAAAACGTAATAAATGCTTGGAATGGTATGGTTAGCGGGATTAGTAGTGCTTGGAGTAGTTGTACAAGTTGGTTAAGTGGTGCAGTAGAATCAGTAATTAGCTTTTTTACAAGTCTACCAGAAAAAATAAGTACGTTCTTTATAGAGTTACCAGGAAACTTAGCAGAAGCATTAGGTAATGCATTAGGTACATTAATTAACTGGGGATTACAAGTGTGGTCGTTCTTTACTACTACAGTTCCACAATGGATAGAATCAGTAGGCACATGGTTTAGTCAATTACCAGGTAAAATCTGGAGTGCGTTGACTACAGCATGGAGTAATTTCACAACATGGGGTTCTAATATGATAAGTAGTGCAATATCTACTGGATCTCAAGTATTGTCTTCAATAGGCACATTTTTTAGTCAATTACCAGGCAGAGTTGCTAATTGGTTTACACAAACAGTAAATAAAGCTATTAAATTTGCTTCTGATATGAAAGCAAAAGCAACTAACGCAGCATCTCAATTCAAAGACAATCTTATTAATGGATTAAAGAGCTTGCCAGACAAAATAAAGGAAATAGGACGTAATATACTTACTGGTATCTGGAATGGTATTAAAGACAAACTTAATTCTGTTAAAGACTGGTGTACTCAAATTAAAGACAGATTTATGAAGGGATTAAAGGACGCTTTAGGTATACATTCACCATCTACAGTAATGAGAGATGAAGTCGGTACAAACATTACTGAAGGTATTAGCGAAGGTATGACGCAAAAACAAAGTTCAGTAGAAAAAGCAGCGAAAAGCATTAAAGATACAATATTAGGCATATTCAAAAAAGACGATGAGAAAGTTGATGTATTAGGTGATGTAGACAGCGAAAAAGCTGGTAATAAAACTGGCGAGGAATACAAAAAAGCAGTTAATAAAAAACTTAGTGATGGCGAAATAGCAAAAAATGCTGCTGAAGAAATAAATAAAGCATTAGATCGTGGTGAAGAAGCTAAGAAGGGTGCATGGAAAACAACAAAAGGATATATATCTGAATTACAATCACGACTAGCTAATGAAGACATCGACACAAATACTTTTGATTCATTATTAGAAAAATTAAAAATGGTAGATAAAGCCAAAGGTGCGGCAGATAAAGCATCAAAAGCATATTATGATTCACTTGAAGCTGCTCTTATGAGTGGTGATGTCGATTCTTCAGCAATAGATTCTATATTATCTTCATTATCTGGTTCTGATGCTGTATACCAAAATGCTTCCGATACTGGTAAGAATTATATAGATGCATTAAAACAACAATTAGTATCTGGTCAAATAACACCAGAACAGTTTAATGCACTAGCATTTAGTGGCAGCTTAGAAGACGCTGCTAAGGAATACGCTAAAACTGGTAAGATCTCAGCTGATGATGTTATAGATGCTCAAAGCTTTAGTAATGTACAAGAAGTAAATGATTTAATGGACGCGCTTGATGATTTGAATGAAAAATATTCAAAATTAAGTGGAACTATAACTGATTCATGTAAGAAGATGGCAAGTGCTACAAGAACAAACTTTGTAGGAATAGCTAATATAGTACGTAATCAAATGGTCAACGTAGCCAATATAACACGTAACCAAATGGTTAACTGTACGAATATAACTAGAAATCAGTTTACTAGCATATCAAATATAATTAAGAATCAATCAACTAATGCAAGAAATGCAGCAACTTCTCAATTCATATCACTTAAAAAAGTAATATCTACACAATTATCTGAAGCTAGACAAATAGTTACTAGCAAAATGATATCTATAGCTAATGTAGTTAATACTCAAGCTTCTAACGCAAGAAATAATGCGACAAGACACTTTATATCATTACGTAAGGTAATACAAACACAAATGTCTGAAGCTTATTCTTCTGTTTCTTCATACATGGGTAAAATAGCGCACGCAACTAACAGAACGTTAAGCACTAAAGTTAATGTTACTAAGTCAGTTAAAACAGTAGACGCAGGTGGTGCTTCAGCATTAGCAGCATTATCAGCAACAGCATTTTCTTCATTAAATGCTATGGCTCTATCTGGTTCAGGATTAACTTATGCAGCAGCTGGTACTTCTTCTGGAATAGGAATAAGCGGTGCTTATAACGGCAATAGCAACAATGTTCTTTATTTCGAATTACCAACTTATTTAGATGGTAAAGTAGTAGCTAAGACTACAGCTAAATATATGAACAACGAATTGACTATATTAGACAAGAAAAACAGCAGAAAGAGAGGCAATAAATAGATGGCATATTTCTTAAAATATAACGATATTATTGTTTCCGAGTTTGCAGGTTTTGGAGTAGTGGCGGCAGAAATGCCGTCTATTCCAGAACATGAATTGACAACTAAGACAATTAATAGCAGAAACGGAGATATATATTTCTCTGGTAGAGACAAAAGCAGAGAAATAACACTTACGTTTAATGTAAGAACAACAATCGCAGAAGATTATGAACAAACGACATATGATCTAAAGAATTGTTTCAAGACTAAAGATGAATCGCCATTATATATAGGCACAGAAGATAAATATATAAAAGCAATAGTAGAAACTTATAACTTTACTGATGTATTTATAGCAGAAAGCTCTTTTTATGGCGAAGGAGAAATTAAATTCTTATGTGTCGATCCTTATTTCTATAAAGGTGATACAAAAGTATATGATGAATTATCAGAAGATGAATTAGTGAATGATGGAGATGTAGCTACATATCCAAAGATAAGTGTAGAATTTCCAGAACAATCTACATTCTTACAAATTGATTCAGACAATGGCTCAATCTTATTAGGTAACTATCCAAAAGTTGGCCAAATTGATGCAGAGCCAGAATCAACAATATTACTTGATGAATGTACTAGCCTATCTAACTGGACTTCAGTCGGAAACGTAGTTGATGAAGGAACTACAGGAGATACATTAGTAATAGGTTCTTATGGATCACGATTCGAACCTAATATAACATCTACAAGTGATGGATGGCATGGTGCAGCTTATCGTATTAATTTGCCTAAGAATGTTAAGAATTTTAACGCAACAGGATATTTCTATTTTGGCGCTAATCTTCCTATTAACTTTGATCCTGGAAGCGGTGGTAGCGGCTCTACTTCTGATCAATATAAAGTTACAGCTTCTGTATCACTTAATATCAGATCTGGTAGAGGTACTAAATACAAAAAAGTAGGATCTATACCAAGTGGTAAAACTGTTACAGTAACAGATATAAGCAGCGGATGGGGCAAAGTAACATATAATAGCAAAACTGGTTACTGCTCTATGAAATACTTAAAAAAGGTATCTACTTCTTCTACTTCATATACACATAAAACTACAGCAAATCTTAATCTAAGATCTGGCAGAGGAACCAAATATAAAATCAAATTAACAATTCCGAAAAACACAAAATTAAAGGTTACAGATGTACAAAACGGATGGGGCAAAACAACATATAAAAGCACTACTGGTTATATAAAAACAACTTATTTAGATAAATTAACTTCTTCTTCAGCAATAAGTATAGTAGGTAAAGACACAGATAATAATGCACAAGAAAACACAGCAGCTTCATCAAGATTAGGATTATTAGAAATGTATGGTTTTGATTCACAAAATAACAAGCTATTTAAATGTCAAATGGTAGATAGCAACTACTATTATAAACACAGTATACCAAGCTTGTTTATTGGATCTGATCAAATTGCACGTGATGCTGGTACATTTAAAGCACCAAAAACAAAAAAAGATAAAGATGGAAACAAATATAAGGTCGATTCTGGAGACAATGGCAACGGATGGAGTAATATATTTGGCTGCATGTGGGCCAAAAGAGAAGGCAATACATGGTCAATAGGTATATCACAAACAGATAGTAATGAAAATTTGGATCAATCGGGCAAAACATTAAGCAAAACAAACGTAGTTAACGATAAATATCCTACTGGTGATTTAGCTTATTTAGTATTCTATATGGCGGGCTATAGTAGTTATGAGCTACAAAAGATGTACCTAAATTCTGTTAAAGTATTAGATTTAACACCAGAAACACCAGAACAATATAATGAAATAATATTCAATCAAGGTGATATTGTAGATATAGATTGCTACAATAACACAGTAACAAAAAATGGTGAAAACTACATGCAATACTTAGATATTGGTAGTACATTCTTCCCATTAAGCCCTGGTAAAAATGATGTGTCAGTAGCTACTTCATGTACAAACCAAGTATCAGCAGCAATTAGCTTTATAGAGAAATTCAATTAATAAGTAGGTGATACAATGACAGATATAACATTATTCATACTAAATAAGAACAAAAGAATAATTGACGTTGTTTCTAATGCTGGAACAAATGAAAATGTATTCTATGATGACAAATTCATAAGAGAAATAAATGTAGCATCTACTTTTGAATTTACGTTAGCTTATAACGATAGAACAAGTCAATCTATTAAAGCTGGTAATCATGTAATGTTTAAATATCACAATAAATACTATTTATTTACTATAGCAACAACAGATGTAGATGATACAGATGGTTATGCAGAAGTTACAGTATATTGCGAATCAATATCTTTGATTCTTTACGATAGCGTTATGCAAAAGACAACTATTAATAACTGTAATGCTACTATGCTGCTTAATACAATATTACAAGATACAGACTTTAAAGTAGGCTATGTAGATCCAGCAGTAGATAAAAATGCTGCGTTGATCGAAATAGATAAAACTAAATCTATTTATGAAATATTAACAGATCAATTAGAAACATTTAAAGCAGAAATGGATATTCGTATTGAAGTAGATGGCAATAAAGTTACTGGTATGTATATAGATTTATATAGCAAGCTTGGTTCTAATAAAGGTGCTAGATTCGAATATGGTACTAATCTTGAAAACGTAAAGAGAAAAGAAGATGTATCAGAGTTATGTACAGCAATAATTGGTGTCGGCAAAAATGATCTTGATTTTCGTGAAATAGAATGGAGTATTGACGCAGGCCAAAAAGCAAATAAACCTAGAGGAGCTAATTTTGTAGCTGACAATATGGCAAATGCAATCTATGGTACACCAGATAAATATATATACGGTATATACGAAGATAGTAATTGCGAAGATCCATGGACTTTATTAGAAAAATCATATGAATCATTATTAGAACGTAGACAACCAAAGATTGATTATGAATGTAACGTAGCATATATAGATGGTGATATTGATTTAGGTGATTCAGTAAGCGTTGTAGACAGAGCTTACCCAGAACCACTTATGCTTACAGCTAGAGTAAATAAGATAGAAATAAGCTTCTCTGATGATTCTAACGATACTTGCGAATTTGCTAACTATAATAAAGCATATTCTAACATGATTACAAAGAATGATACATTAGAAGAACTTAAAAACTATATTCTGGGTCTTAATATCGGTAAACTAACATTAGCAGAGATCGAAATAATAAAACAGTACATGTCTAAGCTCGGTATAGATAAAGAAACAATAGATAAGTTATTCGCAGAGATAATAGATGATATTAATAAAGGATCTACAGTAACACCAGGAGAAGCTGTAAATAGAATATCAGGTGGCTTATGGATAGGCGACTCAAGAATGGTAGCCATGAAAAAGCATAATCTATTTAAAGTAGATGAATCTGACTCTGGAAGCGGTGGAAGCGGAAGTGGTGGAAATACAGATGCCGCCGATTATAAAACAGCATTAGCATTGTATCAATCAATGGGAACAGGCGATAAAGTTAAAACATACGCAAGTAAATATGAAAGTACAATTTCTTCTTCTAATAAGTATAAAATATCTACATTGGTTAAATATTGGGCTGCTAAATTCGGATTAGATGTAAACCTAGTATATGCATTTATAATACAAGAATCTGGTGCTGATCCATATAATGCTACTAAATCTTCAAATGGTGGTTATGGGCTTATGCAATGCGAAAGACAAGCATATTTCCAAGGTTATGCTGGAACTTCAGCACAATCTGTAACTTATATAGATGGTACGAAAAAATCATTCTATCCTTCTTATAGTAATATGACTCCAGGACAAGGCGGCACAACTACTATCAATGGAATCGTAGTAGATAAGAACATATCAAATCAAGTTATGTTTGGATGTAGCGAATTAAGAAAGGCTATTGATTATGCACATGGAAACATATTTGCAGGATTGATAAGCTACAACATGGGTGTTGGTGCTATGTATTGGATCGTATCAAGATACGTATGTGATACATATGGTTATATATTCGTAAATAAGAGATCTATTAAAGCTCAATCAGCAGCAGCTCAAAAGAAAATCTACGAAGTATTAGAAAATGGTGGATTCGAATTTGCCAACTGGAGACAAGTATACATGAACAACGGCGGAAAAGGTACGGTAAACAATGTAGAATTGTATCTTAAATGGTATAAAATCGAAAATGGACAACTACCATATATTTATGATAAAAACGGTAATAAGTTAGGCTATGGAGTATCTGGTAAAACAGCAGCCACAACTAATTATTCTGCATCTAGTAGTAATGCCGTTGTAACATATGCAACTAATACACAGTTAACACCTACTAGAAGAAAAATAGTAGACAAAGCAAAAGAAATAGTACAACTACATATAGATGGTAAAGCTTCATATAGCCAAGACCCAAGAACAATAGATGATACTAAGCGTAGATACATAGCTAGAGGATCACGCGTAAAAATGAATTCACGTGGCCAATATCAAACTATTGGATCTACTTATTATGGCATCTCTACATCTGCTAATGATGGTAAAGGTGTTATTGCTTACGACTGTTCATCATTTGCTTCATGTTGTTACCTTAATGCAGGACTTAAATCTATGTATAATGGTAACTGTTCTAATGGGAAAATAATGAATGAAATAGTAGGAAATGGCGGTATGATGTGGCTGGCTAATGCAGAAGGACGTAAGAAAGCAAAACCAGGCGATTGTGTAATGTTTGCTTCTGGTAAGAATCCAACTCAAAATGATATGGATAAACGTAAATTTATATCAACACACCACGTAGCTGTATACATCGGAGACGATCAAATAGCACATGCATCACAATGGGCGCAACAACCAAATGCAATTAAGATAAGTAAATTAAGCAGCTATAAAACATTAGCTAGTGCATTCTTTATAAGACCGAAAGATCTTCAAGAAACAGACAAAAATGAGTCAACAGTAGAAGACACTACTACAGATGTAGGAAACAATATAGTAGCTAAATGTGTTATAGGTGCTAGTGCATATCATTTCTATAGTGGTAGTCAACTTAAAAAGGTAGTACAAGTAGGTTCTTATTCTGATACTACAGAATATCCTTCAAATCCTCCTTACATATTCGTACATCTAGGTGTTAACGATCCATACCAAAGTGGTTATAGCTCACTTAAAACTCTATTATCTTTATTAAGAACTAAATATCCAACAAAACCGATATTCGTTGCTAGAGAATTACATGTTGGTTCTAATGTATCTAATTATGTAGATTTCAACAAAGCTATAGATACATTTAATGCACAAATAGCGGAATATTGCAATAATCACGAAAAAGTATATCAAATAGACATTAGTACGAACCTTGAAGAAAGTGGCGTATTAAAATCTTCTATAACAGCAGATGGTATACATCTTAAAACAAAAGCAGATTATCAAGTATTATTCAATAATATAACAAGCAAGATTAAGTATACAAAACCAGATGGCACAGAAAGTAGTGGAGACGATAGCGGAGAATCTGGTGGCGACAGTGGAGAAAGCAGCGGCACAACTCCAGTAAACTATAGAGATGTAGAACAAGTATTATATTCTACAAACAACTATTATTATAGCGATACATTAGGAAGTTTATACTTTAAATTGCCAAGTAAAGTAGTAGATAGCTATTACTCAAGACTTAAATTCACTACATCACCTAACTTTAAATATACACAATCAAAGATAGCGTATCTTGAAGGTGAAGATTGTGTAGCAGGTCAATTAACGCCAAGACCAAATACAACATACAAGATTATAATAATGGCTAATGCTAATGATTCTATTAACTATAAATATTATGGATCTGTAACAGTCGTTAAGTCTGGAGGATACAGTGATCCATATACATTTGCAGGCGGTAGCAAAGTAGTAGAAATAGCAAAAACATATTACAATCAATCTGGACTTGAATATAGAGGTCAATATTCAACAACAGCGAAATATACTCCTGCAACATATGCAAATCCATACGCAAATCTAAGTAAATGGTATGATTCAACTAGAAAGAAAGGTCAAATAGATTGTAGTACATTAACAAAATACGCATACATGGGAATTGATTACGATCATTCGCCTTATGCTAACCACAAAATGACTTCAGTAAAGAGAAACACTTCTTACAGTTGGGCATTCACATTCCCAAGAACAGCCGCAGAGCAAGCTGAATACTGCGTCAAAAACGGCTGGGTGCTACATGATGTAGACACAGAAAAGTATTCAAATCTTGAACCTGGTGATCTAATTTTCTGGGACAGAGACAACGGAGAAAATGGACGCTACATGAATTGCTCTCACGCTGCAATCTGTGTCGGTGAAATAGATGGCGTAGTTAACACAATAGAATCTACTACATGTGAAAATGGTGTTAAGATAAGACCGATAACAGAGAACACAGCAGATAAGATCTTATTTGTAGCAAGACCAAAAAAAGCATAAGAAGGTGACAAAATGAGTTATACACAACAATACGAAGATTATACGAATAGCTATGACAATATAATCAATGTACTTACTGAAATCTTGGAATCTGGTGAAATCACACCAGGTTCTCAAGAACGTCTTGAAGAAGCGTATGTAGATTATAATCAAAACTATGCTGATACATTGAAAACTTTACAATCTATAAAAGATAGTACAACAATAAAACGTATAGAAGATATCGAAATAAAGAAGATAGACGCAGATAAGAAAAGCATAATTGATATACTTACAAATAACGGTGTCAACAACTCAATTTATCTTGATGATGATAACAACGTTATTATAAATGGTGAAGCTGTACCAGAATTGAATCAAGTTAAGTTAACTATAGATGAACAAAATAAAAAAATTGAATCTATTGTTAGTGGTGGCGAAATCGAAATAGATGGTGAAAAGAAATCTGTACAAGTAGCATTTAGTGACTTAAAACAAACAGTAGATGGAATATCTACTACTGTTACAGACTTTAAACAAACAGTAGAAGGCGATTATTATACTAAAGAGCAAACCACAGCGCAAATCACAACAAAAGCAAATGAAATAACAAACACAGTAGCAAGTACATATGCAACAAAAGAAACAGTTGAAAACATGGGTTCTATGATACAACAAAAGACAGATGAAATAACAAGCACAGTAGCATCATTACAAAAAGACCTAGATGATAATTATTCTACAACTTCCGAAGTTACATCTCAAATAACACAAAAGGCTGATGAAATAACTGGTTCTATGTCTAAGACATACGCAACTAAAGATTCAGTAACAAACTTAGATACGACTTTACAAACAAAAATAGGTGAAGTATCTAGCACTGTATCAAGCGTAAAGAAAGACTTGGCTGACAATTACACAAACAATACAGATCTTGCTTCTCAATTATTACAAACAGAAAACAATATTAAAGCTACTGTATCAGAAACATATGCAACTAAAGATTCAGTACAAACTAACGCATCACAAATTGAACAAAATGCTAAAAAGATAAGTATGGTAGTAGCAAGTGATAGCACAGAAAGTAACGTAATACTTACAGACCATGCTTTAACAGCTATATCAAATAATGTAAATATATCAGCAGATCACATTAGATTAGAGGGTTATACAACAATTAATGGCGGCTTTAAAGTAGATGAACAAGGTAACATAGAAGCTACTAATGCAAATATTAGTGGTAAGATAATCGCTGATTCTGGTGAAATATCATCTAATATGAAAGTCAGCGAACTTAATGTAGAAGGTAACTTATCAGCAGATACATTAACAATAAGAAATCTTAATTGCCAAAACATATCATCATTATTAGTAGATGATGTAGATGTTACTATTGATTCAACTAATGGTAGTGATTTAGCGGTATTCAAAGATGAAGCTGTATATGCTACTTTGCAAGGATGCCTTGAAGCTATGCCAAAGAATCTTAATGGTAATACAGTTAATATTCAGTTATTATCACCAGTTAGCGAAAACGTATTAATCAAAGGATTCAATGGCGGCGCTATCTATATTAAGATGAATAATAAAGATATTAATGGATATGTAAAAGGTCAAGACTGTTCAGCCAGAATATTCCTATATGGTGGTAATACTGTATCTGATATATCTACAGGCGCTACTTCAGCAAGACCAGCTATAAAGCCTGCTACATTAACTACAGAAGATACATATAATTATGGTGTATATTTTGCTAATTGTAATTATGTAATGGTAAGAAATATAGATGTATATGGTAAGACAGGTAATGCAAATAATTATGCTATTGGTGGTGCATATGCGTCTAATATCTATGTACAAAATACAAAAGTAGTTGGTTCTGAAAATGGTATACAAGTAAGAGGTATGGCAAGATGTACAGAACAAAATACATATGGAAAAGTAAATGGTAAAGGGCATCGTGCTATATATGGTGGAACAATTTATATTAACGATGGTACTATGATTAACGGAACCATTGATAAATCAAATTGTTCACAAATTGTTTATTCAACAACAGGAGCAGCTAAAGATGGTACAACAACATCTACTGGAAACAATGACAACACAACAACAGCAACATCTACTATAACATTAAAAAGTAATAGTGGTGATACATACAGATCTACTGTATATAACAACTGGAAAAATGATAATACAGTGCGTCAAGGTGATTATGGTTACGGCGATTGTAACGGCTGCTGGTTCTTCGGAACTCAATTTGCAAAACAATTACAAGGTAAAACAGTTAAACAATTAACACTTAAAGTAACTAGAAATTCTGGTGGTATATCTGGCAGCACAACATGCACATTGCGTATGCATAATTATGCAAGCAAACCAGCATCAGCACCTTCTTATGTATCTGGATGGAGCCAAAACTTTAGCGCTACTATGGGCGCATCTACTACTATAACAATAACTGATTCTACAGTATTAAGTGCTATAAAAGATGGTACATGTAAAGGATTCGGTATTAAGGGTACATATGACAAGACACATTATGCTGTATTTAGTGGATCTTGTACTCTTACAGCTGTAGTAGAATAGGAGGCGTTTGATATGTTAATAGCAATTATAGACAGTGGATGCTTCGACCATATACTTCTTAGGGAAAAGCTCATATATGGAAAGAATTTCACTTCAGAAGGCAATTCTCAAAACGTTACTGATAACTTCGGTCATGGCACACACATTGCAGGAATAATACATGACATTATTCCAGAAGCTCAATTATTAATAATAAAAGTATTAGACAGATATGGTTATGGAACTATAGATGAAATAACACAGGGTATATATTATGCTCTCGATAAAGGCGCAAATATAATTAATATATCTATTGGATATGAAGATCCAGATGATGAATTAAAGACTGCTATTGAAACAGCAGAGAGTAAAAACGTACCTGTTATATGTGCAGCAGGAAACGATAATACAATTAGTTATCCAGCACAATATGGAATCAGCGTAGGCTCTATAGATAACAAAGGTAATGTATCTGAGTTCTCTACTAATAAGGCAATGCTTTATGCAATAGGTGAAGACGTAAAAAGCACATATGTAAATGATTCATACGAGATATTAACAGGCACATCAATGGCAACAGCGAAAATGACAGGATATATAGCAAAATACATTATGGATAACAAGGACACACAAATTATAGATTTTATAAAACAAAGTGAAGGTGACAAATCATGATAGAAACAATAGCAATAATTGCTGGAGTTATTAGTGGACTTGGTGTTATTCTAGGGACTCTATGGAAAGTTCATAAGTTCCTAGAAATATTAGAAGACAAATACGATGAAATGAATGAAGCCATTAAAGAAAATACGATATATGTTTTAAGAATGGCGGTATTAAGTGAAGAAATGCCACTTATTGATCGTATTCATGCTGGCGAAGAGTATGTGAAGCTTGGAGGTAACGGCACTATTAAAAAAAAGTACCAACATCTCCTAGAAGAATATGAAGCCAGAGAAGAAGAACATATGCAATAGAAGGAGGTGAGCACAGTGAAGAAAATAGGAATAGATATCAAAGCTAGATTAAGAAATAAATATTTCTGGGTAAGTTTTATAGCATTATTTGTTATGTTGCTTCAACAATTAGGAATTACTTTACCTATTGATATTAATGCGATAGGTGGTACTTTATTATCAATGGCAGTATTACTTGGTATAGTAGTTGATAATGGTAGCGAAGGATTTAAAGACAATAAAGAAGAAGACAAAGAAGGTGAGTAACTCTATATTTTTATTGTCTCTTTGTATATTATGTATTAAGGAGATGATAGAATGAAAACATGTAAATTAGAAGGATGTAATAATAAGCATCGATGTAAAGGGTATTGTAATAAGCATTATAAACAATACATGAAATACGGAGAAATACCTAAACGAAATCAAAAGACTAAGAATGAAATAGTTGTATATGACGATTATGCAGAAATCATATTATATGATAAAGATTGTAATGAAAGATGTAGAACTTTAATTGACATAGACGATATAGATAAAGTTAAACACATTAAATGGAGTATAAACAATAAATATTATGTTGGGTCTAATGCTCCAAAAGTTAAATTACATAGACTTATAATGAATTGCCCAGATGATATGATAGTAGATCATATAAATCATAACAGGCTTGATAATCGTAAATCTAACCTAAGAATATGCACAGTTAGAGAAAATAACTTTAATAAAAAAAGTAAAGGCGTGTATTGGCATGAAAGCAGAAATAAATGGTCAGCTAGGATACAGGTTGATGGGAAAAAGATATTTTTAGGGTATTTTACAAATAAAGATGATGCCATACAAGCAAGAAGAAACGCAGAGATAGAGTATTTTGGAGAGTATAGAAATGAGTATGAAGACTAGGGTTTGTGCCTTAGTCTTTTATAATACAAAGAAAGGAATTGATGTAATGAAGACTCAAAATGGATTTACTTTATTTGAGAATATATCTGAATTTAAAACATGGTTAAATAAACAAACCGTAAGTAGAAAAATAACTAGACTTCAAGTTCATCATATGGATTTACCTAATTATGATACTTGGGAAAAAACAGATAAAAAAGTATTCTCAGAACCACATCTAGGACGTACAAAATCTTTAGACGACTATGGTAAAAAGACTTGGAATTATAGTGACGGTCATGGTCACTATATCGCACAGCATATAAATGTGTTCCCAGATGGTAAGATAACTACAGGTCGTAATCTTAATAGCACACCAATAGGAATCAAAGGATGGAACACAAATGCAATCTGTATAGAAATATACGGAGATTTTGATAAAGGTAAGGACATTATGACGAACGCTCAGAAAAAGGCTGTCATAGCTTTATATGGAGAGCTATGCAAGAGATTTGATATCGAACCTAGCACCAACACAATAAGACCTCATTGTTGGTTCACTGCTGGAGGTGCTTATCTTGGCAAATATGATAGTAGCAGAAGTGCTAAAACTTGCCCTGGTACCAACTTTATGGGATTTGGCTGCTCACCTGCTGGATTTGCTAAATTTATAAATCTAGTTAAGGATTATGTAAATGGAGATACAGCAACAAAAGAACAAACAGCATTTAAACAATACATAGTAAGATGCACAGCAGAGTCACTTAATGGCAGAAAAGGACCTAGTACTAATTATGATATAGAAACGAAGCTTACTAAAGGTACAGCCGTTACTATAGTAGATAAATCTGGTAAATGGTTAAAAACAAAATCTGGATACTGGATTCATAGTGCATATGTAGAATTTGTTAAATATGTATAAAAATAATTCGGAGGGCTTCGGTCCTCCTAGAAAGGAAATGATAGTTTTGTCAAATATAAATAAAGAATTTATAATCGTAGTAGATGTAAAAAAAACCACTGTTAAATACAGTTCTTCTATGGCTTTTTATGTTACAGATAAGAAAACAAGCAATATATTCTGCCAACTTGTTATTAATGAATCAAAGAATGAATTAATCAATAAATATGCACCTATCGAAAATTCGTCAGACTACAAAATAACACTACGAGTTATCAAACCTAATAATGAACCTAAAGAACTTGAATTTACATTACTAAATCAACGTGACGCTTTCTTCATGGTAGATTTACCAGATGAATATAAAGATTACACAGGTACTTATAAATGTGAGCTATTTGTTGATTGTATGGTTAACGGCGAGCTTGAAAGAATAACAACTTCATCTTTTAACTACACAGTTAAGCCTAGTATAATGAATGATTTAGATGAAGTTATAGAGGGCGACCCAGACTATCCAATATTAGATACATTATTAGATAAATTAAATGGCGTAGGAGACAGCGGTTTTGCTACTAATGAATCAGTAAACACAGCATTAGCAAGTAAAGCAGATATAAACCATACACATGATGGATTAGTAGCAACTATAGGCGATGGTACAGATTGGCATGTATTAACTTTTGATGATATTCCAATAGATACAAATAGATATTATTACTTAAATAAAGTGAAGGTTAATTATGTATCAAAGGGAACAGCTATGTCAAAACAATTTGATAATGAAGCTGTACATATAAGATGTAGCGCAAATAGAATAGTAAATGATGTAAGATACAGAACCTTTACTATTTATACTAGCAATAGCCTTATTGAATTCAGCGAACAAGAAGATGGAACATTATCACTTTCATTTGATGAACCTTTCCCTACTCGAAGCGAAGTAGATAATAAAATAGAACAGGCAACTGAAGATTTTGTTACAACTTCAACATTAAATACTAAATTAGCTAATAAAGCAGATAAAGATCATACGCACAGTGATTATGTAACTAGCGCTGCACTTGAATCAAAGAATTATGCTACAGAATCATTTGTTAATAATGCTATAGCTAATGTATCTAGTTCTGGTGGTAACATACAAACCATAGCTTTTGATACTAGCGCAGCTTTCGATAATTTACCTACTGGCGGATGTACTTATTTAGTAACTGATTCTACAGCGCTAGCGCTACCTGTTGGATTAAATAATAATATCGTTCATGTATATAAACATCCTAATGATGTTATCATTATTACTTCAATGGATAATGCTGTGTATACATTCGTTAAGCGCTATGGAACATGGGAACATACTGAAACAATGTCTTGTGTCACTACTGATTCATTAACTATAACATTATCTGATTATGCTAAAACAACAGATTTAAATAATTATGTTACTACTGCATCATTAAGCAGCTATGCAAAAACAACAGATTTAAGCAGCTATGTAACTACTGATTCATTTAATACAGCATTAGGCAACATAGAAAGCCTTTTAAGTAATATTTAAGGAGGTGGTCTAATTGTCAATAACAGATCAAATAACAAGATTACAAAATGCTAAAGCTAGTATTAAAGCATCTATAGAAAATAAAGGTGTGAGCGTTAGCGATGATACTAAATTGGATGAATACTCAGCATTAATTGATAATATACAAACTGGAGGAAGTGGCGAAACGCATGTTAATCCAGAGTTCTATGAAGTAAGAACACAAAATGGCATTAATTTTGATAGCTTATTTAGAGGATATAGCGGCCCAGATATTGACGTAAGTAAATGGGACACAAGTAAAGTTACTAGCGCCAAATATTGTTTCTCTCAATGCAATAAATCTATGGACATAAGTAAGTGGGATTTAAGCAGTTTAACTAATGCTTCTTTTATGTTTGATAATTTTTCTAATGGTAGTAAATATATAGATTTATCAGTATTAAATTTTAGTAATGTAACTGATGCTAAATATATGTTTAGTAATTCAAACACAGATTATTTAGACGTTCGAAATATAAAACTAACAGGCACTACTAGTTTTGCTTATTTATTTAATAATTGTTACGGTACTGAGCTGGATTTGTCGTCATGGGATATTTCTAATGTTACTGAATTTAATAATATGTTTGCTTTTTCTAAACTTACAAAAATAAATCTTACTGGTTGGAATACTGTAAACATAACTAATATGAATTCTGCTTTTTATTATGCACAAAAATTAGAAACTTTATTAATACCTGACTGGGATATGACAAACACAAAAAATGCAAATAGCGTTTTAAGTAGTAACGCTAAATTAAAATACGTCGATTTATCAAGAAGTAATGATACAACAATAACTAAGATAGCATCATTTTTACCAAAAAAAATGGCTACTACTTATGGCGAAGTATTAGTACCAACTGACACATCACAAGATGCTATTGATGCACTTATTGCTAAGTACTGGAAGCCAGCAGGTCCTAAATTAGATTTAACTAGTACTGAATTAGCTCTTGAACTTGACGAAATTAAACCAGGGAAGACTACTAAAATATGCAATGGCAATAATGATCCATGGTATGGAGATGACAGAACAGAAACTATAGAATTTGTATCTTCAAATGAATCGGTGGCTACTATTAATGGTAGAGTAATAACAGGTGTAGCAGAAGGTACAACTGAGATTACATGTAGAAGACGCGATACACAAGAAGTAATAAGCACTGCTCCTGTTACTCTTACTGTATCTGAAACAGATAGCAATCCTAATTTAATTAAATTTAGAACAGATGGTAATGAATCATCTAGTTCAAACATTGTTTTTATCAACGGTAAGGGTGTTACTCCTTCTTCTTGTACTAAAGACTCCATTACTGGTATATATAGTTATGATCCAGGTGTACAGATTACAAGTTTTGGTATAGCAAACAGTAATTATACTAGCACTGTGTATGCAACTGAAATTATTAAATTTAATTTCAACGCAAGTAATGTAAAAAGTATGTACTGTATGTTTTATTTATATAATGGCACAACAATTGATATAAGTGATTGGGATACCAGCAAAATAACCAGTATTAGTCAATCAATTTCGAGATGTTCGAGCTTAGTTGATATTATTGGAGAATTTGATCTTCAAAATCTAGAAAGGGGCATAAATTCTAGTTCGTATCCTAATTTTTCTGAATGTTATAAACTTAAAACCGTATACCTAAAAAATATATATAAGAGTAGTACAATGACTAATAATGGAGATTGGTCTATCGATTTAGGCGATACAAAAGTTAAAGATGAATGCCTAGTATATATAATAAATGAGCTTCCAGACTTAGTTAATGACAAGGGACTTAC